ACTGAATAAACAAAAATCAATTCACCAATTCAAAAAAATTTCTTGACATTTTTCCTAATTCCTGGTATACTTGCGGGATGAATAAAAATTTAACCAACGAACCAGGGTCTAATAATATTATGCCAATTAGCCCAGAAGCTCTCGAAGTGGCAAACACGTATTTAAGAACAACTTCTGTACGTGAGACTGCTCTTACACTTAAAATACCTGATGAGACTGTATCAAACTTTTTAAGACGGAGAGAGGTAAAAACTTATATAGATACTGTTTTTATGGATCTAGGTTATAGGAATAAATTTAAACTTGCAGCTACCCTCGATCAAATTATCGAACAAAAGCTCGAAGAACTCGACGAAGCAGAAATGGGATCTAATAAGGATATCGCAGATTTATTAGCTTTAGCCCATAAAATGCGTATGGAAGAGTTAAAAGCTCAGACTGAGCTTGTCAAAGCAGAACAAAGCCAGGTTAAAAATCAAACGAATGTCCAGATCAACGAGACCCCTTTCGGCTCTGGCAACTACGGAGAACTGATGAAAAAGTTACTCAAAGAAGGATAATACTATGTCTGTCTCACATGAAGAGATTGTGGATAAATTAAATCATTTAGAAGAAAGATGTGATAATGGGTGTGGCAGAAAACTATTTCCAGCTGGTGTAATATTAGCAATAAGTATGCAAACTTTTGGAGTTGTATGGTGGGCGTCTGGAGTAGATAATACTTTAGAAAATATGAATTCTATAGATGAGACTCAAGTTAGAAACTTTATTGCAGAACGAGAAAAGAAATATTTAGAAATGGATAATCAACGCCATTTAAGAATGTCGGAAAGAATGACCAAAGTTGAAAGTAGTTTCGAATATATAACCCGTAGTTTAAGAAGAATTGAGAAAAAACTTGACTTATAAAATATGAGACCGACTCTTCATTAATTTCGGGGATTAATGGTTAGTTGGTCTCAACTTATATGGAGATTATATGGTTTGTGGTTCCAAATGGTGTGGATGGATACAAGCCGTATCCCAAATTTTAGTTGCGATGTGTTTTCTTTACATAGCTTATATGGCTAATATAGCTTTATTTGAAATTAGTAAACAATCTCGTGAAATACAAATATCAATGCGTAATATGGAAACTAGTATGGTTGATATGAATAACGAACTTCATACTATGAATAATAGTATAAGTACTATGAACAACCAAGTTGGCGGCCTGCGCCGCAATATGAACCCTTTTAGGATGTTTAGACCATGATAAAATATGAAACTATGCCCACTATGCGGCCTATTATAATTCCTACTAAAGATAGAGGATTTTTCGGAGCTATCTGGTTATGGCTTTGGACTTCACGTAAGTGGGAAATTGCAGAGGATTGGTATTTCTCTTTAAATGATACAGAGTATAAAATTCCTGCTGGATTTATATTTGATGGAGCTAGTATTCCAAAATATTTCTGGAATTGGTTAAGCCCTATTGGTGTATTACTAATGCCTGGACTAATCCACGATTATTTATATGCTAATGAAAATTTATTAAAAGCTAATGGAGTAGTTGACTCTAAAAAGACCCAAAAAGAATGTGATCAAATTTTTAGAGATGTAGCTATATCTGTTAATGGTTTTTATATTATTAATTGGATTGCTTATTATGCATTACGTTTATTTGGATGGGTAGCTTGGAATGGACATAGAAAATCTTAGTTTACAATTTGCAGACATAGTATCACCATTTTTAGTAATGATGATAGGTATTACTATTGCACTATGGGTTAAAGACTTAGCATCAGATATCGCCAAAGGGATTAGCTTTAAATACTTTGGACCATTCAAAGAAGGGGATAAAGTAGTATTAGACGGTCATAAAGCAGTTATAGTTAAAATTGGTTTAACTATAAGTGTTTTTGGATGTGATGACGAAAATAAGGGGTATATATGGAGATATGTACCTAATGATCGTATCGGGATGCTACAACTAGGGAAAATTATATCATCAACGAGACGTTTAAATGTTAGAGATTAGTAGAGAGGACATAATTTCTTCGGAAATTCAAGAGTTTCCTCAAGATGAAAGATTTATTAAATTACCAATAAATGCTTATATGGAGTTATTAGATATATCTCCAATACCTTCACAGATAGCACTTATTAATGCTATTAACAACTCAAATTATCGTTTTGTAGTTGCTGCACTTTCGCGTCGGCAGGGAAAAACGTACATATCAAATATCATTGGGCAATTAACAGCTCTTGTACCAAACACAAATATTCTTATTATGAGTCCTAACTACTCATTATCACAAATATCATTCGATTTACAAAGAAACCTAATTAAACATTTCGATCTCGAAGTAACTAGAGATAATGCCAAAGATAAGATCATCGAATTATCTAATGGTTCGACTATCCGTATGGGATCGGTTAACCAAGTTGATTCAGTTGTGGGTCGTAGTTATGATTTAATTATTTTTGACGAGGCTGCACTTTCAGAAGGTATGGAAGCTTTTAACGTCGCCCTCCGACCAACTCTAGATAAACCTAATTCCAAAGCCATCTTTATTAGTACTCCTAGAGGACGAAATAACTGGTTTAGCGAATTGTATAATCGTGGCTTTACAACAGAGTATGATAACTGGGTTTCAATAAAAGCATCTTACCATGAAAATCCTCGTGTTTCAGAAGAAGATGTGAAAGAAGCACGAAAAGGTATGTCAGCGGCGGAATTTGCTCAGGAATATCTTGCAGACTTCAACCAGTTTGAAGGCCAGATCTGGACGTTTGACTATGAAAAATGTGTGGCTGATCTGGAAGAGTTTGATACGACGGGCATGGACGTTATTGCCGGCCTTGACGTAGGATATAAAGATCCTACCGCATTCTGTGTAATAGCATATGATTGGGATACAGAAACCTACTATATATTAGCTGAATATATGGAAGCGGAAAAAACTACTGAACAACATGCTGAAATTATAAGGGATATGATTGATAAATATGATATTGATCAAATATTTATTGATTCAGCAGCACAACAAATGCGCTTCGATTTGGCTCAAGATTATGATATAACAACTAATAATGCTACTAAAGATGTTTTAGCAGGTATATCCCATGTAGCAGCAATTGTAGAAAATGATAGATTAATCGTAGATCAAAGATGTAAGCAAACACTAATGTCTTTAGATCAATACCAATGGAATCCTAACGAAAATCTTTTAAAAGAGAAACCAATACATAATATGGCTTCACATATGGCAGATGCATTAAGATATGCTCTCTATACCTTCACTGATTCCATTACTACATTTTAGAAGATAGCATAGAAAAATAACCCTTGACTTTTTCCTAGGTATTTGGTATAATTCAACTATAAAAGAGTATTTAAAAATGGACTTAAAGCGCGACGTCGTTAAATATGTAAGAGATAGAGCCAAAAGTGCTTATAAAAAAGATAATGAATGTTTTATTTGTGGAAGTCAAGAGGAGCTTGACTTCCATCATTTCTATTCAGTTACAGAATTGCTGAATAAATGGTTAAAAGAGGAAGGTATTTCAATAAACTCTGCTGAAGATATAATGGAAGTAAGAGATAGTTTTATCGAACAGTTTCATAAAGAAATTTATGAAGATACGGTAACATTGTGTCATAAACACCATTTAAAGCTTCATGGAATTTATGGAAAAAGACCGCCTTTAGCAACCGGGCCCAAGCAAGAACGCTGGGTTAATAAAAGAAGAGGAAAAGAATATGGGGATAGTTAAAGACTTCGTACAGAAGTTAAACCCCTCTCAGCCTTCTATAGCCCAAGCTGAGGGAGACGAAGTTTGGTCAACTAACATTAACACCTTACCCTACTCAAGAGCATACGAAGTATTAGAAGTAGTTAATCGCGGCGTAAATATGATCGTAGATGACTTATCCGAAGTATCAATTGATGTAGGTAATAAAATAACTGTTAGTTCCGCACTTATTGGTATTAGAGCGAAAAAGCTTCATAGCTTATTAAATGTTGAACCAAATCCATATCAAGATGTAGGAGCTTTTCGAAGAGAACTTACTATTGATTTGCTACTAGATGGGAATGCGTTTATCTATTATGATGGAGCATACTTATACCATTTACCAGCAGCTAATGTTAAAATTATTCCAGATGCTAGAACTTTCGTAAAGGCTTATAAGTATGAAAATGTTACTTACAACCCTGAAGAGATCATTCATATTAAAGAAAACTCTCTTAGTTCCTTATATAGAGGAGAAAGTCGGTTAAAAGCAGCTCGTAGAAGTATTAATATTATCTACAAAATGCAAGACTTTCAAGATAACTTCTTTGCAAATAATGCAGTACCTGGACTAATATTAAAAACACCAAATACATTGAGTCAGAAGATTAAGGATAGACTTACTGCTTCATGGGCTCAAAAATATAATCCTCGTTCAGGAGGTCGTAGACCACTAATCTTAGATGGTGGTTTAGAGGTAGATTTACTTTCAAATGTTAACTTCAAGGATTT